GCGGTGGCAGCGATCCTCGGCCTGGGCGAGGTTGCCCGGCACCCAGTCAAGCTCGGCGAACACGACGTGGCTGGCTGCGGTGAGGGTGATGCCGACGCCTGCCGCCTGGATGCCGCCAATGAACACGCGGATGGCTTTGTCGTTCTGGAAGGCGTGGACCGCCGCATCGCGGTTCGGCAAGGTCATCCGGCCGTCGAACTTGACGACGCCGAACTCGGCCAGGGCCTCGGCAAGCTGGTCGATGACATCGTGGTGGTGGGCCATCACGACGATCTTCTGGCCATTCTCCAGGCAGTCGCGGACGTGGGCGACGACCTGATCGACCTTGGCCAGCGCGACCTCGTGGCGGACCTTCGAAGTCTCGGTGAAGGCGGCCATGTTGGCTTGGTTCAGTTCCTCGACGGCTTTCCGGTACGCGGCGGGATCATTCCAGGTCTTCGCCTCGTCGGCGCGAGCGCGCAGCGCGGTCAGCCGATCCTCGGTGGCGCGGACGACTTGCGTCTCGTGCTCGACGGCGGCCTTCTCAGCCGCACTCAGGGCTTGGAACGCGATCACCGAACGGCGCTTGGCCGGAAGCTCGGTCAGCACATCCGCCTTCATCCGGCGGACCATGATCGAAGCGCGGAGCTTGGCCTGAAGCTCATCGAGGTTGCTGGCGCCCGAAGTGTCCCAGCCAAACCGGCCCTGGCGGCCAGCGCAGTAGCGGATGGCGAAGCTCTTCCAGTTGGCGCCCAGGCCCTTGCGGTCGAGCGCATGGACCAGGGTCCAGAGTTCGATCGGCCGGTTCAGGACCGGCGTCCCGGTCAAGAACACGCGGCGCTTGGCGCGAATCGGGTTGACGACCTTCTTGGGATCTTGGTTCCACTTGCCGAGCACGATCGCGGTGCGATCGGCCTTGGGGTTCTTGAGGTAGTGCGCCTCGTCCACGACGAGCAAGTCCCAGACGACCGCGTCGATCTGGGCTCGGTACTTCTTGACCTGTTCGTAGTTGACGATGACGAGCCCACCGGGCTGGAACGAGCCGTTGGCGATCGAAACCTTGAGCGGCCGGGTCAGCCACTTCTTGGCCTCGCGCGACCAGTTAAGCTTGAGGGAGGCCGGGCAGATCACAAGCACGTTGGCGATCGTACGATCGGCGTTGATGATGCCCAGGGCCTGGATGGTCTTGCCGAGGCCCATCTCGTCGGCGATCAGCGTGTCGGTGCGCGCCTGGGCGTAGGCGACGCCGCCTAGCTGGTAGGGGAGATAAGCGAGGCCCTGCGGGGCAGGGACGGCGATGTCGGCGGCGGCCGCGCGGCTGGCGGCGATTGAGGCCTGTTCGCGGGCGAATTTGGCCTCGCGCTCGGCGTTGATGGCGGAAACAGCGGCCGCGTCGCCCTGCGCCAATTTGGCGGCGACATCGGCCTTGTCCGTCCACCAGACCTTGCGATCGGGGTTCCAGCGCGCCCCTGCGGCCTTGACGATGTCCTTGTCGGCGAACGCGCTACGGATGATCCAGCGGTCGCCTTCCTGCGCAACGGTGATGGTCATGTTGTCCTCGGTAGTGTGCCGAATGATTTAGGGCCGGGATTGACCCGGCCCTGTTGTCGCACCTCCTGCTACATCTGTCAAGCGATGCGGAGGCCGTCGTTGGCCATGCCTTCGACTAGCTGGCCGACGTAGCGGTGCTCGACCACGAGCGAGGCGCCCCACCACTGGGCGTCGTCCTGGACGTGGTCGGCGATCCAGTCGGTGGCCTCGGCAGTGCGAGGCGTGACGAGCCAGATCGTGCCCTGGTCGTTCAGTTCGATATCGACTTGGGGGGTTGCCATCACAGCCTCGCAATGCGCTTGAGAATGTTGATTTGGCGCTCACGCCGTTCGTCGCCGAGGTAGCCCGCGATGAAGGCGTCGCGCTCGTCTTGGGTTTCGAAAGCTGAGATCGCCGTATGTCGCACGGCGACCTCGGACGCGCCGTCGTGGAAGGCCTTGCGGCCCTCTTTGTGCGCGCGGACCATTGCCGCCTCGTCGTGGGTCATCACACACCCCACTTCGCGGCTTCGTAGGCGCGCTTGGAGGTGACGGGGTAGAAAGCCACCAGCGATTGCACCACGCCGTAGGCGAAGGAACGCTCGTAGTCGTTGTGCTCGCAGGACTGATAGTCGTAGCAATCCACTTGCTTGCGGATTGCGGTGGACGACAGCTTGGCGGGCGCGGTGAAGGTGTAGGCGTCGATATCCGCTGAATGGCCAGGAAGATCGCCGTCGCCATAGCGGGCTGCGACGCTCTTGACGTTCTCCCCCCAAAGCTGCCGCCCGAGCGCCGTTGGATCGCCGTAGTCGAGCCCCGCGTCGAGCGCGGCTTGAACCAGGACATCGATGTGGTTCTTGGAAACTACCCAGGCGCTCATCACACTTCCTCCGCTTCCATGGTTTCGTCGCAGTCGCCACAGGCGAGATTGGCGCCGGGCTTCGCCCAGGCGTTCTGGCCGCACTGCGGGCAGGAGTACTTGGTCTTGGAGGCGAGCTTCTTCTTGGCCTTGGCGAGGCCCTCGTTGCTCCACGCCTCGACGTAATCGATCTGGATGCCCTGCTTGAGGAGCGCGGCGCAGACGAGGTCGAACCGCCCGCCAGCATCGATCGTATGGCCAACCTTATTGCCGACTTCCTTGCCCGGCTGATCGACGCTGACCGGCTTGAGGCCGATCGCCTTCATCAGCGCGCCCCACTCTTTGTTGTGGTAGCCGCCCTTCGCTGGCTTGCCGAAATGGAACTGCTCCAGGTGGCACATCTCGTGCCCGAGAATTGACAGGATGTAGCGGGTATCGGTCGATTCGAAGTGGGAAGGATTGAGCGCGATCTCGTCGGTGTGGTGCTTGCCATCGCGGGTCTTGAAGCGCGCCCCGGCGAAGTAGCCGCCGCAATTGGCCTTGCGCTGGAGGGTGACGAGGCACGTCGGGAGCTTGCCAGCCCATAGCTCGGCGTTGAGGTAATCGTAGGCCTGGACGAAGCTGAGATAGGTCGTCTTGGTCGGGTCTTTCGCGATGACGGCGCGCGGCGCCGCCTCTTCGAAGCCGATGCGGTCGTGGGCCTTGGGCGCGACCGGCTCGGGCTGCGCCAGATCGGCGTTGAACACCCAGCTATCGGACGGCCCATCGCGCCAGTTGCTAAGGCCTGCCGCCGCCCGCTTGTCGTGCAATGCCTTGGTGCGCTTGTTCTTGGCGGCAACGAGGCTCGCGTACTCCGCCTTGTCGATCTCGATGGCCTTCAGGGCGCCCTTGAGGTTGCCGAACCCCATCGCGACGATGAGGCCGTCGCGCGCGGTCAGATCAGCGAACTGGTAGGTGCGGGCGGTGGTGCTGCGGAAGATGGTGAACTGGCCGTCTGTGGCCTTGAAGTAGCGGCTGGTCATTTGGATCGCTCCTTGGGACGCGAGAGGTCACGTCCGTACGATCCATGTAGCAGCTACTGCGACAATGTCAACAGGGGCGAGAGGTCAGTTGCGGCCGAAGCACGCATACTTGAGGACATCGGTCCCGGTCCCCGTAAACGTCAGCGTGACGACGTTGCTCACGGGCGCGCTCTCCGAAACCGAGTTGGCGTTCGCGGGCGTCGTCACGTCGGCGGTGAAGCAATCCGGCGAACTGACATACGATCCACTTAGGACCAAGGTGCCTGCGCCGCCAGAGAGCGTGATCCGGCCGGTCAGATCCTTGTTCGCCGACGAGCCGCTGCGCAGCGTAACCGCAGTGAAGTCGGGATTCGTCGGATCATTGGAGATCGCCATCGCCGGATACCAGCTTTGGCCAGTGATCGTCTCAGGCCCAATCGGAGAACCGTAGGTCTGATTCACCGTCCAATAGTTACCAGCACCGGCAGTGATTCTCGTGTTGGCGATAACACCCGTTCCCGCCAGCGTTTGGTTGATCCCCGGAGGCCCGTCGGTGACAGAGAAAAATGTCGATAACGCCTGCTCCCAGACGACGTTCGGGAACGCTCCCGTGCCCGGCTGCATCGACCCGCCGGGGGTCCAAGCTGGAGCATTAGTCCCGGTGAAAAGGGTGCTTGCCGTCATGTTGCTATTTGCGACCGTCTGGCTGATGCTGACTTGCCAAGACGTTCCAGATCCGCTGACGATTTGTGTGTTGGGGGCGATAGCCAGAGTGCTGGTCAGAAACGACCCAACGAGGATCGTACCCACCGGCCCTGCCGTGACCGTCAGCGTAGTGCCTGAGATATTTCCGCTGAACGTGGCTGGGGGCGTGCAGACGCCCTTTTGCGTCACGCTGTTGATGCTCTGAATGACCCCGGTGGGTCCGTCCGCCGTCACAGCGAGGACCGGCTGGGTCGTACACGCTATAAAATTGCCAGTCAGCGTTCCGGTCACATCGGGCGTCGTCGGCGTGCCAAGTGAATACCCTGACCCGTTCGCGGCGAGTGTCGGCAAGGGCGTTGCGTCAATCTCCTGCTCCACCACAAGCTGGGTGCCGTTCAGAACGCCGGTAAGGCTGGTCGAACCGCCAACGCTGTACCAAGCCCCCTGACTGCCGGGAACAACCGTCGAGGCCGTATTGATTTGCATATCGCCCTGTAGATGCCACAGGCTTGCAGGCTTACCATTGGACATACCAAAAAGGCGCGGGCCGATCAGCCCAAGGCTATTACCATCTCCACCCAACAACACCCCCGGTGGAAATAGCGCGCCTAAACCGCCGCTTGCGGAATAATCAAGCGATCCACTATTCACAAATTTCATTGCAGTCGAGGGCACACCTAACCCTTGGAACCACTGCCAATCTTTATTTACTGCATTATATGCAAACTCCGTTATTGTTTGTGAGTTACCACCTACATTATCATACGATAAAATAGGAGTGGTGTTTCCCCCTGGTCCTCCGAGACTAGCATAACCAGTGCCATCAAGAGCGCCCTGCACGGTGAACCCGTGACCACAACACAATGTGCTGCCGGTAATATTGGGACCGTTAACACCGCCAGCGTTCACCCCCAGCGCCGCTGGGCCAGCGAACGGTAGGCCGGGAATAACTTTGACGGGATCGGAACACATATTGTTGCCGCCGATATAGCCGCCAAAAATCGTACTACTGTTCTGACTGCCACAGAACATCAATCCGCCATAGCGCGATGTTCCGCTTTCAGTGCTCTCGTAATTTGGATTGTAGAGACTTTCTCCAAGCGTACCGAGTTCTAAATCATCAGCGATAAAATTATCGCTGAATTGTTCGTCCTTTGCTGACGATGAAGCATAATTATTACCTTCCGCCCACCGTCCAACAAAGTCCAACTGATGAAAATTAGCCTCGTCATGCGATAGATCGCAATTTTCGCCATACCCCGACGAACAGACCATGCTCTCGCCAATACCCCACCGCCCTAGGTTCATATGATTGCTAGAGCCGCTATCCCGGCGTTTTAACCCGGTCGGTATATTCCAGAGCAAGGCTTCGCTTCCCGGCGCGTATGTCCCAAGCGCGGGCGCGACGCCAGCACCGGGCTGGCCTGTCGGAGCCGACATATATTGGGTCATGTCGTTCCCGGTCGTGAAAGCGCCCGCTGGCGTTCCATTAGGGGTGTAAACAGTAGGATATGTGCTCGCTGCATTAAAACCATTGGCGCGAAACACTATCCAAGTAGGACCAACCTCCTGATCAGCCACGACGTTCGATGAAACTGTTGGGGCAACATAATTGCGATCCTGCATTGCCACCAGCGAACCGGACGATCCTACCGTCTGCGAGATACTAACGGTAAATGTAGTGCCTGATCCGCTAATGATTTGTGTGCCGGTCGCAACTCCCCCGGCTGTAGTCAGTATTCCTCCTACACTTATTGGCGTTGTCGGCGGCGTCGGCACCGTTAATGTCGTGCCAGCGATGTACCCGCTGAAGTTCAGCGTGGTATTACCCATAGCCGCCGTAATGTTCTTGCTGGAAGTTTGAAAATCTGGCCCAAGCGCGACATCTGCGGCCACGCTTGGCAGCGTCCTAAACGTCCAAGTATTATTGCCGAGCAAAAACGTATCGCCATTGTTGAAATTATTGCTTCCAGTTTCAATAAACAACGACGCCGGAATTATCTGGCCTACCGTCGTGCCGAACGGGAAGGCATTTGTCCATATTTTGTCGCCATTCCAGAGTTTTATCGGATTGGATACCGGACTCCAAGAAAAGCGTGAACTGCCTGTCAGCGTGACAATGTGATACGCCAGAGGCGCGGGCAATTGTTGGAACGCCAAAGGCCCAGCGGTGGCGTACATGCATGGCGAGGGACAGGTCGCCAACGTGTCAGCCCCAGTGAAAGTCGGGTTACCAAACGTGCCCGCCGCTGTGCCCGCTGGCGTATAAATGGAGGGATAATCGTTAGCGGTCGGCCCCATATAGCGCGACGAAAACACGATAGTCCCGGAGCCTGGAAGATGAACCGCGCTTGCGAATGGATTTGGTAAATTGAAATCCCGGCCACTGCTCGACGGCGCATAGAGCGAGAATTGCCCTTTCCCGTTCGATACCGCAGCGACAAGATTGGCCGCAGAAGTATCAAAATCTATGCCAATCGCAACAGAGTGGGAAAGCCCCGGCGCGCCCGTGGTGAAGGTATAGACTGTTCCCGCAACATTCATGGTATCATTCGATTTGAAATTATTATTTCCAGTTTGCGTAAACGTAGCTGTACTATGCAATGGCGAGATGCCATTGTTTGGAATTGGCGGGGCATCGCCAGCCACTTGCGGCAAAATAAACGCCGCTCCTCCGGGCACTAGATAAGGATTGGCCGGATTGGACACAGTAAGCGTGGTAGCAGCGCTCATTGAAACGGGAGCGCCAGCCGATCCCAGCGTTTGAGTGACGCTAACCGTCCATGAGCTACCAGACCCATCTACGACCCAAGTGTTAGCGGCAACCCCCCCGCCGCTCAAGAGTGTGCCGAGGCCAATATCGCCGGAAGTTAATGTCAGAGTGCGACCGGCGATATACCCTGTGATTGCTCCACCGTGAACGCCGGTAATTGTTGTCCCCGGAGGATAACCGGGAAACGCCTCAACCGGATAACTGCCGGGAAAGAAAGGCGTGATCATAAGCCCATCGCCAACA